TTCCTTTTCTTTTTTTGGTTCTTCTCAATTTTTTACCACCAGGATAAGTTTTCCCTGTAGGACGACGCAGATAAGTTCCCACCATAGGAATCAAATAGTTTCCATAACTTGTATTTGTTGTTTCGTTAAATTTTGTTCCTACTTGTTGTTCGGCTAGTATAGTTTCAGCAGTTTCATAAAATCGATTGTTCATTGTTGAGTATTCATTTACGGTTGATGTTCCTAAACCAGTTGGTAAATAAGGGCCTTCCATTTTACGAGGAGGATCGTGCAAATTTTTAAATAGTGCGAATGGAGTTATATTATGAAATCTTATTCCAATAAATATTCCAACCTTCTTATATGAGTATGGAATACCTTCATTATTAGACAAAGTAGTTGAGGCACTTTTAATAGTTTCAATATAATACTCTTTCCCTATTTCAAGATTTTTCCAATGAACTACTATCATTATATATTTTATATATCTTATATATTATATATTATTTGCAAGATTGTTTGGAACATATGGAGAATTATTAGGAAAAAATTTTGAAACATCTTCGTTTCGTTCTTGTTGTAGACTATCCAATGTAACATCTCCGGATACCTTGTCAGGTCTATAACTATCTGGTGGTGTTGGAATTGTTAAAGAACTATGATCGGCTGGAACATAATTATACATTTGGCGGGCCGATCCTTTTCCTTTTGCGCTTAATTCTTCTGGACTCATGTTATAATATGTATATTGTTCGGATACAATTGACATCCCACTATTCGAAGAATTTAATATATATCCTAAAGGTTCTCCATTGTTCTGTGTTGCCGTATTTTTTTGTTGATTTACTTTTGGTTGTAAATATTGAATAATTTCTTCTCCTAAAATAACCCTAAAGTTCTGTTTGGTTAATAACATAGCCGGAACACTATGCACATTCGGTGGCATTAAGAGAGGTTTTCCGTTATCAAGTATAATATTTATTTGTCCAGTTTTCGGATCTCGGGTTCTTCGATCAATACAAATACAATTTAATTTATTTACTAATCCTTCTTTTCCTAAAAATTGCAATATTTTTTTAGAATGTAGACAATAATTACTATAATACAAAATATCCATAGTCAATGAAAATGATTATAATTTCATTGACTATAAAAAAATCATCAATATTACTCATTTTTATTTAGTTGCGTTGTTGCTAAATGTTAGATTTTCTTAATAACAAGTCCTTTCGAAAAATCGATTTCATTTGAATCGTGTTTTGACTGGACTTCTACTTTCTCTGGTTTTTCCTGTTTTCCTCCACCAATATATACTTCATTTACACTCGGAACAATTGGGATATCATTTACTGGATATGATTGACTCGAATTTTCTTTTGGCGCAGAATCTATCTTGTTATCATTACCAGTGACTATATTAAATACAGGAGTGAAATTTATTTTTGACGGATCATGATCTAACATAGTATTTGGAATATTGTTCTGCATCGGTAAATATTGATCATTGTAGATTGGTATATTTTGCACGGGTTGGTGCATATGAATATCGCTTGGTCTATAAATGTCATTCATCGATACAACTTGAATACTGTCATCAAAATCGTCAATTCCTTCCATATCATCAGTTCCAATGGTTACAAAATTATCACCTATATTTCGTATTTTCCATTCGCGATTTGATTTTTTACCACCACGTAAAAATACACTTTCTCCTATTTGATAATCATTCGATCCACCGGATTGGGAGCCAGGTGCATAAGGTGGTGAATTTGGATCGTATGCAGGAGATCCTTCTGCCATTGGTGGTGAATAATTTGGATCATATGCAGGTGATCCTTCTGCCATTGGTGGTGAATAATTTGGATCATATGTCGGAGAAACTGGTGCATATGGTGGTGAATTTGGATCATATGGTGTTCCGTTTGCCATTGGAGGTGAATAATTTGGATCATATGCAGGAGATGCTGGTGCATAAGGTGGTGATTCCGGAGTTATATTATATAATGCTGCCATTTGTCTATCATCTGGTTCGCTTACACTTAATGGCGTTCCAGGTTGAAGATTTCTACGAGCCTTCGTTAAACTTTCTTTGGTTTCCATAATAACAGTGTCTGGAGTAGCGCTTGGATTATGTGTTAATTTCTGTATATTTTTAGAGAAAGACATATTTTCTAATTGATGAATATTGTCTTCCGTTATAATACGCATTTGCACATTAGTCGTTTGCAATTCTTGTAATAATAATTTTAATGAATACGGAATAGATACTATACTAAAATCGCGACCAAATTTAGTTACATGTTCAATGCGCATATCTTTTCCATCAAGCGAACCTGTAAATTGTATAGGTCCATCTGCCATTGGACTCATAAATAAATTTTTGGATGGATTATATACCGCAATCATACCAGTTTTATTACAAACCGCCATTTGGTATTTATCTCCCCGCTCCATCATAGATTCGCGTAAAAAGTTGGTGATGCCATGTGATATTAATACATCGCGTTCCATTTCACCAATACGTAATCCTCCATCATTGGCTCTACCACTTACCGGTTGTTTGGTTAAAGCGGTGCGCGGACCGGTCGCACGATAATTGATTTTATCCTTTACCATATGTTTCAAACGCATATAATAGGTTGGGCCCATAAATATTTCGGTTTCCAATTGTTCTCCCGTCATACCATTGTATAAAATCTCGTTTCCACTGGAGTGAAATCCCGCTTTTGCCAAATATTCACCAAATACGCCTATTTTAGATCCTTTATTATTAAATGCAGTGCAATCGCTAAAACCGCCATACATAACGGATGCCTTCCCAATGATACATTCGACCAATTGTCCAATTGTCATACGTGTTGGAATCGCATGGGGGTTAATAATTAAATCTGGACGAATTCCATCACGAGTAAATGGCATATCACATTCGGGTATAACCATTCCAACCGTTCCTTTTTGACCAGAACGCGATGCCATCTTATCTCCCAAATTTGGAATACGTTCTTCTCTTATACGAATCTTTGCAATGCGTTCTCCTTCTTCGCCTTCGGTAATATATGTTTTATCTACTATACCCAATTGACCTTTTTTAGGAGTTTTCGATTGATCTACTCTTACTTCATTACTCAAAATACTATTCGATGTAAGTCCGATTAAAACCGTTTTATCATCAACTTGTGTATTCTCTCGAATTAATCCAGTTTTGTCCAATTTACTGTAATCATATCCAGTCTTGGTTCCTACGACAAATGGTTCTGATTCAATATTCGTAAATCGTTTATCAACAAGGGTAGATGCATTTTTGGAACTCTCTTCATGTGCTTCATATGTAGTATAATAGGTTGTGCGAAATAGGCCGCGTTTCAAAGCACCCTCATTTATTAAAATGGCATCCTCTACATTATATCCCGTATAGCACATAATCGCCACAATCGCATTTTCGCCATAAGGATTTTCTTCATGATTGATATGCTCCATATATCGGGACTTTACAATAGGAACTTGTCCCGAATTTAACAAAACAGCACTCTTATCCATTCTATTATGAAAATTTGTATGATACATAGATACCGCTTGTTTACTTTGCCCACATGAAAAAGAATTACGGGTGGGAGGATTATTTTCAGGAAAAATAATTTGGTTACCCATCATTCCATAACCCAATGATTCATGAATCTCCAAATGAGTATGTTTTGTTCGAGCTTCCTTATCAATTGCTTCGATGTTAAATGCGATAAATGCATCTTCACTTTCACTTGGATCAATATAATCAATAATCGCCTTTTCACTTAAAAACCTCTCTAATTTGGCGGGATTCGTTTCTGCCTCTACCCCTTTATACAATTGATATAATTCCATTATTTTTGGTTCATTTGGTTGAAATGCCGGATCGCGTTTTTCATTAAATCCTGAAATCAAATCTTTCCATGTAAATTCTCCACTCTCCAATTTTTTCATAATAGTTTTATCTTCAAATGACAATTTTCCGGTTTGGTCGTCTACATAAAAGATGGGTCTACATAAACGACCGGCATCGGTATAAATATATATCGTATTTTGGCGAATATTGAAAGTGGCACTTGTATGAATCGGTAATAGTGCATTGCGCCGAAATAATTTAATCATCTTGATCGCCTCTAATGGTGAGCTCACTGAACCTGCCCATAGTCCATTTACCATGACGCGCGTCATATTTGCTAAAATGATTGGAGCACATTCTTCCACCAATTTCATTCCGGTTTTTTCACGTAACCATTGAATCATTGGTTCGCGAGACATACCGCGCGAAATATAGGTAGATATGGCTAAATGTTTATGTAAACCAATGTTACCACCATCGGGTGTATCAATTGGATCAATAAATCCCCATTGAGATGTATGTAACACGCGAGGACCAACCAATTTTACACCAGAATCGAGAGGTAAATTGGTTTTGCGTAAATGACTTAACATGGTATTAAAAGATAGACGATTCAAATCTTGAACAATACCAATGCGTTTTGTATGTGTTTGTGCTCCCCAATTTCCTTTGAATGCCTTGTTAAATCCCACTTCTACAATACGATCTTTGAATACTTCGCGGTAATTTTGCATGATAAGACCGACCAAATTATCTTCGTATTGTTTCTTATTGTAATACAGCCTTTTCTCAAATTCTAAATGTATTTGTTTTTGTTGTAAATTATAATACTCACGAAATAAATCATATATGAGAGATCCGACCAATTCTACTCGTTTATATTTAAAATTATCACGATCGGTGGGAGGTTCTAGACCAGTATAAACGGACAAGAGGCGAAATACAATATATCCCAAATAATACGCTTTTTGTATATAATTTAATTCTCCCACATGTGGTAAAAAATAATCGGATAATATTTCTAAAACATAGGTAACTGTATTTATTTTAGTAAACGATGCAATATATTTTAGAGCGGTTTGTTGATTATTAATACCGGATGCTTCATGAATCGATGGAATGAATAAATCGACCATACTATCATATTTTTCAATGTCCAATAAACAGGTAGTAATAATATCTTTATCCGAAATTATACCTAATGCTCTAAATACAATAAATAAAGGTATAGGTTTACGCACATTTGGTATATTTACTACAATGTTATTATTTGAATATTTGGTAGAGGGTGTTTCTATTTTTACCGAGAGAGTTCGGATAGGTTTTGAAACATTTTCAGAGACAGAACGTATTTCTGCAGAATACAAATATTCTTCATCATTTACATGGCGAATATACAACATGTTATCTGCGAATTTTTCTTGCGGAATAACCGTTTTCTCTTTTCCACTAATAATAAAATAACCGCCAATATCATTGCGACATTCTCCCATAGAATATCTGGTTTCTCTATCTAAACCACTCAATACACAAAAATCGGATTGCAACATGATTGGAAATTTACCCAAATAAATTTTATCCAAAGTCATTGTATGTCTTTGAACATTCGGTTTTTCGAGAGCTTCTTCATTCATTTGACGAACCATTGCGGCTAAATTGGGGGTCATTTTCACTTGGGCAGTTTTTGCTTTAGTGGTAGTAGGTTTTGCGGGTTTTGCTCCTCCCTCCATTTCATCTAAATGTTTTTTAAATTCGGCTATATCAATTGGTCCAGTCTTTTTAAAATTACCGGCTTTTTGTTGTAAATATTCGGCCTGCTCTTCTAAATAATCATGTTGTATTTGTATTTCCCCGCCTTTAGATAATTCAATTACATTTTCTAGACCAATTGTTGTCGGTTCTTCGCCCGGTTTTAGGATACGCACAAATTCTACATCTACATCATAATGGATGGTCATTCCATATGTCATATTGCGAATTCGGGCCTCGTTTGGAAACATATAATGAGAGTTTGCGTCATCGTAAATCACTGGTTTACCAAAATGAATTTTTGAACCATCTTTACCGCCAAAATACATTATACATTGATTACGATAATCATCGATCGATTCGTCATAATTTGATGAAATGATCAATGGGTTTTTTTCTTTGAAAATCTGATAAATCCCATTTTTGAAAAAGTCATTATACGATTCGATATGATGTGTTACTAAAGATTGTGGATTATCTTCAAATTGGCGATTTATAATTTTCCATAAAGTCGAATTATCCATTTATATATAAAATACTATAATATTTTTATACCTCCTTTTTTTTAAACCTATTTTATTTTAAACTTATTTAGGAAAAATATCTCACACCAATTTATAAATAATGGATAACACATTAGACACTCTATTCGGCCCATTGAGCAAACAATACTGCATTTGGTTCTATGGATTATCAATCTTCGGCTTTATTATTTTATTAATATTATTATTAGGTTCACTGATTGTTGGTATTACTAAACGTAAGGGAATTGATTTCTATATTCTAATGATTTTCGGATTGATCCCATATGTCGCCATTTATTTCCAAAATCGTCTATTGTATTCGATGTGTGTAGGAAATAATGTATAGACAATGAATTTGATACAATACTTTTATACAAAAGTATTGTTTCGTAAAAAATTGAATAGTATTTTAGATAAAATAAATTAAAAACAATAGAAATATATATATCAATAATGTCAGCTAATTCAAGTAATCGTATTTTAAGTATATACAAATCGCGTAAAACAATATTAGAATTACTCGATGATCAAGACTATAACGTCGATGAATATAACGGCTTCAGTATAAATGAAGTTGACGCAATGTATGTGAATTCACAATTGGACATATTAATTAATCATAAAAATAACGAAAAAAAGGTATATGTAAAATATTATTTGTCTTCTAAAATCAGAACAAAAGATTTAGACGAAATAATTGAAGATTTATTTTCAATAGAAAATGTTTTAACAAAAAAAGATGCTTTAATTATTATTACGGACGATGAACCTAACGAATCCATCCTCACACGATTAAAGTATCTATATGATCATGACGGTGTATTTATCGTTGTTCATAATATAGCAAGATTACAATATAATATTTTAGAACATGTATTGAATCCACAAGTATCTATTTTAGACGAAAACAAAACAAAAGACATGATGCAAAAATATAATTTGAAAACGACCCAACAATTACCAGAAATATCACGGTTTGATCCATTGGCGTTAGCACTCGCTTTACGTCCAGGACAAGTATGTGAAATGACGAGAAGTAGTGCTACCGCATTAACCACCAAATATTATCGTATATGCATATAATGATTTATCTGGACAATATATATAATGGCTACTGTATCTACCGTAAAAAATATAACTGTTGCATATAATCCAAATGATTTTTTTTACGTAACTGCTTTGGATAGTGATGGCGAAAAATTTAATAGCGAAAAAAATAAAACTTGCGTGATAGAAAGAACCGACTATAGTAGTAGATCATATTGTTCTACATTAACTGATAAATCCAATTGTTATAAGAACGAATTATGTATAAATAAATCAAATGCGCAAAAAATAAATAGTCTACAAACAAACCACGACGGATCAAGTGAACGAAGAAATGATAAAAACGTAGATTATAATCGCGAACTTTTAAAATCATATAATTTAGGAATAGGTATTGTCGGGATAGGTGCTATGTTTTATTTTTTATATCAGTAAATTATATAAATGCCTACTTATTTTACTGATGATGATACTAATGGATTATCATTAAATAAGTCAACATACAATGCCAACATTAAAGATTATCGCGATGATTTAGACATAAGATTAAGAAATTTACATAACAATCGCGAAGGTGCCATGAAGATTCAAAAACAACAAATCGATTCTTCGGTATACGAAAATATATTGTTAACTGTATTAGGAACTTCTATTATTTATTTTGTTTTCATTAAATTATAATTATTTTCTTATAATCTGTATATTATATAAGAAAATATGAAAAGTTCACTATTTGTTCAAACTTCCACTCTAGGATATTCTGATTATAGTAAAAATACTATAGAGGGATTTACTTTTTTTGATACTACCACTGACAGTACAGGTGTTCAATTAGATGATACGAATACTAGTGCATCAGATTTTGATGATTACAAAGGATTAATAACTACATTAAGTAGTGATCGCAAATATGATTTTTCGGGAAATGTATTTGCATTTGATGAAAAAAATTTAGAAATACAACAAAAAGTCGAAGAAGACGCAAAACAGCTGAATGATTTACAGAATAATTTAGCAATAGCGTCATCTCTTGCGGCACTAACAATGATTGTTTTTGCAATTGTATTGAGTAGATAAATTATTTATATGAATATATTATATAAATAATGTCAACTACTACAACAACATATACAATTTCTAAAGATAATATTGATACGATCGATGAGATATTAGAAGATGAACGCTCCCGTTTAGAGTCGAAAAAAGAGCAAATCGACAAAGCCGCATATACACAAACAAGATTACAAGGATTTAATGAAAGTTTTAGAAAAAGATACGCATTCTATAATTCCATACTTGTTTATATTGTTATTATTTTACTCATTTATTTAGGAATAGTTTTGCTTAAAAAATACGTTCCAATTATACCCGAATCATTACTTGATATCATTACGATAATACTATTTGTAGTCGCAATTATATACACTGGAATGCAATTAAATGAACTATATAGTAGAGACAATATGAACTTTGATAAAATTAACTATTCGGGAGGAAATATCATATCTCCAGAGGAATTGGCCAAGAAAAAGCAACAAGCAGCAGATTCTGGTGATTTAAGTGCTTATAGTGCAGCTGCTAATACGAATAAATGTATTGGTCCGGCATGTTGTGCTTCCACAATGACTTGGTGTGATTTGGCAAACAAATGTTTAATAACTGGAACTACTTGCACTGCCGATAGTTTTGCCGGAAAAATGAATACAGGAAATGGTTCCATTTCTCCATATAGCCCAAGTGAATTTGAAAATTATGCTAAAATATAATATCGTAATATTTTAGATAAATATTATGAATAGTGAATTAGAAACATTTAACGAAAGTTTAAAGATTAAAAAACCCAAACCATTGAATTTTAAAAAAATAATAAATAGCAAAGCGGTCAAAACGATCGGTAAAGGTATTAGCACAGTCGCGAAAGCAGTTGGTGTTAAAAAATTATTAGATGGAGCTGTCGGGTTATTAACTGGTAAAACGAATAAAGAAATTCAGAAATACAAAAAGGAAATAGCCGAATTAAAAAAAAAATATGTAACATCACAAACCGATTTAACAAATGCAAATTATGTAATGAATGTAACTGACAAGAAAAACAGCTTTTACAAAGATAATTTGTATGGAAGTGGTAATAAAATGGGATATATTGAAATTGCTGCAAAAAAACGGGCCAGATTAATAGATGGATATAGTAATATAGAACCTTTTATTGAAGGGATGGACACCGATGAATTAAATGCAAATTACAAAAATGTGGTAAGTGAAAATATATTACTAGAAAAACAAATACAAGAAAACACTAATAACTATACGGCTGATGATAGCAAAACATTTTACAAAACGCAACAATATAGTTATCAAAAATTAATAAATGTAATTTTAACATGGGTATTTTACATCGCAGTCGTTTATTTAGCAATATATTTTGGATTTTATGATAGAACCTTAAGTTTGTTAGTAAAAGCCGTAATTATCATAATCTTATTGGCGTATCCATTTTTCATAGAATATCTAGAATTTATGCTTTATTTCATCGCAAAATTAACCTATTCATTTTTTTATGGCGTTCCATTCAATATAGATAATTATAAAGGGTTTACATTTGTATCCGATGAATAATTATTTTATCACTAAAATCTCTTTTAGTGATAAAATTATATGCGGTATTCATCCATTTTACCATTTCGATGATTTAATGATATAATGGTATTCTCTTGAATTAGTGTGGTTGCATCTAGAACTGGTTCTGAAGTAATCAATATTCCATTGGAAGAAGAAATATTCCAATAGAGCGAAGGTGGACTTTGTTTATCTTTATAATCGGTTTGATCATAATACAAATATCGCGTAATTACAATATCAGTATCGTTCGCATAAACAATATTTGCAACCAATTCAATATTCCATTGTTTAAATAAACTAAACATTTGGGCAAATGCATCGACGTTATTTTCGGTTCTACGTTTACATGTCAAATATAAAAAAAATAGACATTCAGTGTCGGTTCCACCCACAATATGTTGAAGATATTCGGGAAAAATTTCCTCTTTTATTTTCGAAATATGTTTGGTAAAATCATTTATGTATCCGTTTTGCATAAAAATTTGATTTTCGAATGTAAAAGGATGCACATTTACGATTGACTTTTTACCATATTTTTTTTTACGAATATGCCCAACGACTACATTTTTTGGAATTTTACGAATAATTAGTGGTAATTTTGGATCATTCTTATATATTTCGGTGCTTTTATATATATTCCATTTGCCGTTGACAAACCAAGATATACCATATCCATCCGCATGACCAACATGGTCGCGATAATTATCTATTCCGGGTGTATTTTTATTTTTCTGAATACTTTGACCAAGAAAATCCATTATTATTTTTTCAACATTTGTATGATGAAATTCTATAAAAAATCTACACATTCTCCTAATATATACCAATAAAAAAAGATTTTATTTTATTTTTACAAATCATTTGTATCAATATCATCATTTGAATCATCATTATCATCATTATCATCGTTTGAGTCAACCGTATTATTGTCATAATTAATACTGATTCCTACCCATGCTCGATGGACATCATAATTACCATATTTTTTGTCCATATAGGCATGGACTTTCTTCGAACTTGGACATCCATTGTTACCATGAATCGATTTATACCATATAGTAAACTCGTTTGTAATTTCGGACTTTGTCACACGTCCATTTGTCTTGTCCATAATTCTATCGCGAATGAATTCAGCAATATAATCATTCTTTTCCTTGTAAGAATTACTGGCCGATAAAACACGCGGACAATCCTTGACAATTCCATCCGTTTTAAATGCGATTTCAACGAGCATTGCTAAAAACACTTCTCTCCATACGGGAAATTTCTCATTTATTTTGGTGTCTTTTACGAATTGGTATGGTTTCTTATCTTTTGGATGCTCCTTGTATGGATCATTCGTGAATAATGATTCAAAATCAACGACACGAATTCTGCGCCACGTGCCATGATCTTGACTTTTTATATCCATCAAAACGTTCGTGCAAACGACTAATTTAAATTGTGGAATAAAGGTAACCATTTCGGTCATAAATGGTGCTCTTGCGGTAATTGGATCAAATCCACTGGTAAGTTGTTTCAATACACCCTCGTTGATTTGATCACCTTCCTGTGGTTCTTGCATGAGTGCATATCTAACCCCTTTTAGTGCCACTATTTCCGGAGCCAATCCACCAATTTTTCCTCTTCTATCTGTAATTAGGGATAGGGGCACATCGCCTTTATAATCGCCTAAAACTTCCTTCATTAAATCGGTCAATACCGATTTTCCGTTGGCACCAATACCAAGATACATATTAAATGTTTGATTCGATGACGTGCCCAATAATGTAGATGCTAAATGCTCCCACATATAATCGTGTAATTGCGGGTCTGGAAACAATTTACGCATAAAATCCTTGATTTCATTTATGGTTTCGCCATGTTTCACTGGATCCAGTGGATTATAATCGATTTTCGTGCATTTCGATAAATGGTCTTCTGGATATCCTTTACGAAATGTTTTCTGTTTGAAATCAATGACTCCATTATTGCATGATAATAAATATGGATTGTTATCAATTTGTTGCAAGAAATCATTGTCATAGAACCATTCTCTGGCTTCTCTCATAATATTGTTTTTATCATTCGTATTTCCTAATCGTGTGCAAATATTCAATATTTTATTGGCATGTTCTTGCATACGTTTGGATTTTTCTTCATCCGGTGGATTCAGAGAACTGGCCATACTCATCATTGTTTGAGCACGTTTCCAATACAAATTACGAAGTGTAGTGGAAATCGAATGGCGCAATGCAGTTCCCGAATCATTTTGTATCCAGCAGTGTTTTTTCAATTTATACCATACACCAGATTTTACACTTACGCATACATATTCGTCTTTATGTAATTGATATAAAACTCCTGCAATATCAAAATCACCACATCCTCTTGAATTTTTATCATTACCAATTTTGTCTAAAGTGATCGATTTAATCGTTTGATCAATATAGAAATCAATACTTGTTTCGCGAACTGATCTGAATTTTTCATACGCATCTTCTTTGGACCAATGCATGATCGATCGTTTTGTCAATCCATCTGGATTTTTTAGATCGAATTTTTGCCATCGTTCATACAGATCCGCAATATCGGTATTAAAACTGAAATTGGCCGATTTTGCACTGAATGCAATCCATACGATTAAAAGTCGGTCGTCAATATTTCGCAACGCCCAACCGACTCGGATCCACTTACTGAATGACCCTTCACCATAATACGATTCAGGCAATGTCATCGTATAATCATGTGCTTCTCTCAATTCATATTCGGTAGAATTGATATTATCTAGAAAGTCATTTAATGCATCTGCTAAATCGTCGTGGGTTTTGATATTCAAAATATATGAATTCTTATCTTCGTATGCCATTCGATTCTGTCGTAAAGCCCCCTCTTTACGAGTTGGTGCAGTAGATCCTCCTTCATTCTGTTTACCACGTATTTTAATGAATTCGCTAGTATAAAAGAATGACGGGTGATTCGGATAACGAGCCGATAATTTATATATGTTTTTTATTACGTCAAATGTAGATAATTCAATACTTTCGCGTCTTAATTCACCATCATCTGGATCACATGTAATTTCATATACATTCGTTAGTTTGTATACGTCATGTCGTGGTTTTCTTGAACCAAATAATTGCCAATTTGTTTTTCCAGATGAAATACCCGCATCAAATACTCCTTCCCATGAATCGCAATTAACTATTGGGAAATCCGACCAAGCTTCGGCGATTTTCGGTATAACCCGTTTTCTCAATATTTTTTGAGTTTCGTGATCACATTGAATGCCAATAATAATATGAATACCATCTTTTGTTATATTTTTTTCTTTCACACGATTTACACTGTCTTTCTGCATTACATATATTTCAAATTTGGTCGATTCGTCAAACTGATAGATTGTTTTTAATTCACCTAAATAGATATCGATGCCATCTTCTATATGCGATTCATCATGTTTTCTCTCCGTCACATCATAGTCAAAGTGTAAATCGATATCTATTAGAATACCTCCGTTTTTGTCGAGTTGAACTTCTGTCAAATATTCTTCATTATTTTTTGCAATAATTTCATTCGAATATAATTTCAAAAATTCGGGATATTCTTCGTCACCAAAATGGTAAGAACCGCCGTAATATACATTAGATCCTTTTTCACCTATACGGGTATTTGTAATAGGCAAATCGGTATCTTTTGTGCTATGTTTTACAACAAAATCTGTATATTTCTTTGAAATTGAAGATTTAATGTTAGAATTAGCTTTCATTATGGAAGCACTTTTTTCATGTATTAATTCTTCAGTTTGACGATTTTTCGCCATAAAGTTGGTTATAATAGTATTATAGATATTTTTATATTTATTCAATCGATCAATTTTTTGGAAAAACGGCTATTGATTTTATAGATTTATCCTGACTAATACAAAAAATTGATTCAAATAAAGAAATTAAAAATAAATGTAATATTTAGACAATATATAAAATGAAATTTTGCAACCATTGTTCAAATATGTTATACATAAGTATCGACGAAACTGATACAAATAAATTAATATATTATTGCCGTAATTGCGGTGAAAAAGATGAATCAATTACAGAAGAGGGTGTTTGTGTTTTAAATACTCAATTAAAAAAGGGTGAACAAAAATTTAACCATATTATCAATAAATATACCAAACTAGATCCCACACTTCCGCGTATTTATAATATCAAGTGTCCAAATGGTGCATGTAAATCAAATGTAGATGATAAAGGACACCCTGAAATTATTTATATAAGATATGATGATGATAATTTAAAATACCTATACTTGTGCAGTGAATGTGACAATATATGGAAAACCGACGATAATAAATAAAAAATTGAATTCATTTGTAAATATATTTTTTATTGCAATATATTTAGAAATAATCACAAATCTCATATATAATATATAACAATGGACGAAAAATACGCATCAGATGACGAAATTGATATGGTAGATTCTGATATTGATGAAAATGAAAACGTATTGGAATTACCAAAAACATCATTAAAAGAAAAAAAAATAGAAGAATATGACGAAGACGATGAATCTGAAGAAGAAAATGAATCTGAACAAGATGATTCCGAAGAAGAAGAGGATGAGAATGATGCCATAGACGCGGTTTCGGATGACGATGAAAACCAAATACAAACACTAACAAATCAAGAACAATATGGTATATCCGATGATGATGAAGATGAAGATGATGATGATGATGACGATGAAAATTATTTACAAAAATTTAATGAAAATTTGAAACGAAACATCATAAACGAAAATCATCCCGAATTACAATTTCATAATTACGAAGAAATAAACAATTTAACAACGGTTGTCAGGGATGATACCGGTAAAATTGTAGATCCACTACATCGAACACTTCCTTTCTTAACCAAATATGAAAAATCCAGAATTTTGGGAGAAAGGGCAACTCAAATTAATTCCGGTGCAAAACCATTTATTGACGTAGAGCCAAATGTAATTGATGGTTATTTGATTGCATTAGCTGAACTCGAACAACGTAAAATACCTTTTATTATAAAAAGACCACTCTCCAATGGTGGATGCGAATATTGGAAACTAAAAGATTTAGAACTTATTTAGTGGAATTGTAAATATGATTTTTTTGTTAGATTATGGTAAATATATGCAAATACAATAACATAATATATAAAAATACATTATGTTATCGGTCAGTATAATAATAGTGATACTTGTTGTATCCGCATTTCTAGCATGGGTGATCTACAAGATATTTACAGTAAAAACATATAAAGCGCCCCCGCCTCAATTACACGAAGATACATGGAATTACATAGTAAATTAGATCTGGACATTTTACAATCTACTCATTCGAAATAACAACCTTTTTTGTTTTTTCTAATTCTGAAATATCTTCTTTACGTCCGGTATTTTTGCAAGACAATATTAAATCATCGTATAAACCATTCGCATAACAATCTTCATCAATAAATCGCGAATGCGTTTCTAATACTTTATCGAATTCTTTCATATGTGCTTTTTTTAAATTAAAATATCCCATTTCATAATTCGTATGTTGATTAAATATACGTCCAATATAATAATATGGTTCTGCTCTATCATTGTATATACTGATTGCACGAGCAATGTATTTAATGATAGTGTTGATAGAATAATCAAATACATATAATATTTGTGTAATTTTTATGTATACTTCAAATAATTCGTCCTGGTCTACATTGGATAGTTTTGTATATCGTAAATACCAATGTAATGCGTCTTTCCACATTTTATTATTATAATAAATTTGAGCGATATGGAATATACTATATGAATGTAAATTATATTCATCTATAATTAATGTGTCATTGTATTGTTCTTCTAAAATCTTTAACGTTTCTTTAAAATTACCTGTTTTATTTGTATTCTTGCATACATAAAAATCTTTTATTATAATATTTGAATTTTCTAATTCATCAATGTTCATACAAATCATTTTTGGATTGTATACACCAACCGATTTCCATTTATAATGATTATTGAATAATATCGTTTTTTTGTGTATAATATTCCTTGATTTTGTAATAATCTCCGATTCATCGTTATTACTAATTTTACAATCAATTATTTCGTTTTTTTCATATACATTTGCATTATATCCTATAATGTTTTTTTTATCTAGACCAAATACAATATGAAAAGTATCATTATCTACAATTTCTTTTGGTAAAACGATTTCGTCGTCAACATCTATATGCAAAATAAAATCAGATTTCTTATAACATTTTTCAAACAAAAATGTTTTGCATATATCTACTCGGTCAGCGCGTTTCTTGATTAATTCACCCAATATATTTTTTTCTTTAAAAAAATCAATAATTAAATTGCATGTCTCGTCGGTTGATCCTACATCTAAAATTACCCAATAATCAATAATCTTATAAATTTTTTCCAAAGTAGTAATAATATTTTTTCCATTGTTTTTACAAATAGCAGCAAAACATATGGTATTCATTTATTTGATGTATGTATAAATATATTTATGTATGTTTAAATAAATATAAATATATTTTTCTAGTAAAATATACAATTATGGAGGCAAATATACAAAATTGGGAATTCAATTATATCAAAGATGAAAATTGCGATAACTATACTAGATTATTAGAATACAGTAATTCAAATGAAATCGAATGTTTATTGGATAAAACAAAAAACGAATATAGTTTTATTGAAAAAACGGTTTACGATATTTCGAATTTTCATTTAAATCGATTAAATATTGATATAAATTGCGAAGATATATATATTGCATTTTGGTTCAAATACGAATCGCAAAAATGTGTAAACTGCACAAATCTACATATGGATAGAGACGATTATGAAGATCGAATATTTAATACAACCACAAATCGACCATTTTTAAGTGTTATTACATATTTAACTAATAATAATAATCCTACCATGATTACGAATATTAATGATTCTGTAAAAGAGAACAAAAATTATATGGATAATCCAAACCTCTGTTTTTCATTTCCAAAAAAATATAAACAGATTTCATTTAATGGCGGAAAATATGTTCACGGAGAAACATCCATATTTGAAAATGATTATATAGATAAGGATAACAAGAGGTCATTATTAATAATTACATTTAACAAAAAAATACCGCCATTGAATGTGCCATTTTATAATGAATCTATATTTTTTTATCATGCATTTATGATAAATAATACAAAATTAAATAATACTACATATAATAAAAATGATGATATAATAACCATAAATAAATCGAATACCGTCCCACTATATGTAATGGTCGACGATTCCATAATAAACTACAATTTTTTCCAAAATATAATTGAAGAGAATAAATTTGATTCTTTGCATAGATTTTCTAAAATATTTAAATATATTTTAAATAATTATAGAAAAAATGCGGATCAGATAATATTTGATATAAACTCAAATTCACACAAATATAATCCAAAAGATATCATTTATTATAGTGAAAATAAAAAATTAACTCAAAATACAATTCATTATAATCATACGGATAGTGGATGTATTATGCCTGATTATTTGAAATTCAAATTAAATACGTGGACAATTAATAGTCATCTTGACATATTATCAGAATCATTGTCAAGTATAGATAAATCAAGTGATATATTTAATAAATCGTTTATATTAAATCATTCAAAGCAGTCATTTGATATCATTGAAAAATGTGTTTATGATATTGCAGATTTTCATTTACGTAGAATGAATACGGATTTTGTTACAAATGTAACGATCGAATTTTCATTTTCATCTAACATTAATACCATTCATATTACCAATGACAGCCATTCAAATAAAGAAAAACACATATCGAAAAAACCAATTTTAACAACGATGACATACATATCTGACTATAAATCACCATTATTGATTACCAATATAAATGAAGATGCATATAAATTCAAAAATATAGAAGATAAAAATATGTGTGTATTTTTTCCAAAAAAAATGAAACATATTAGTTTTGATGGTGGAAAATATTATCATCATAAAAACATATTCAATGTGGATAATATTGGTCACGTATTATATATTAATTTGTGGGTGGATTATTGCCCAATGAATTTATCATATTATGATAAATTGGATAATAGTATAGAGGAATTCAATAAAGACATATGCGTATTTAATATTATGAGCCAAAATGAAAATATTAAAATACTTATACAAAATCATGTATTTAATGACAAGTTTTTTGAAAAAATGCTTTACAAAAAGAATACGGATATTTTCTATAATTTTGCAAATATATTACAATGCGAAGACATTATTCATTATGATACATTTATATTTACAACAGATACAAATCTAGACAAAAACATTGACAAAAACATTGACAAAAACATTGACAAAACAACTACTGAATTAAATAGTAATATAAATATTCAAAAAAAAGTAATAGGATTGAATGAATATTTTATCGAGAAAGAAATCATACCGAATGAAATATCTAAATGGATAGTAAATGAAATTGAAATACATGTTTCAAAATATCATTCCGATTCATTGACTCCAAATAATATTATCAACGTTGATAAGATACCTAAAATATTAAAATATTTTATGAAACATGTATTTAATGCAATTTATGAAAAAATTCAGAAAAAAATCTATTTATCCAAAAATTCCACATTCAATTTTAATGATATTTTTGTTATTAAATATAGTGAAATGAATAAATATATTCAATTAAATACCAAGTTAACTGTATATTTGTTTATCGGCGATTCTATTCATTTTTTTATTGGCTATGATAATAATGAAAATTCAGTAAATGATGATTTTGTTGTAATGAAATCTGGTGACATTTTTCTAATTACACCAAAATGTGAAAAAAAAAGTATTAAAAACATAGATGGAGATGGTTACATGGTTGTTTTTGAAATTGATATTTCGGATGATATATAATTTTATTATGATTTATAAAAATATATAAAAATAATGTATTTAAATATGTAAATGAACGAATTTATATTTGAAATTCCGAATTCTTTACCCGATGCATTGTGTGATGATATAATTAATATGTATGAGCTAGAAGATAATAAATATCACGGTGTAACATTTGCTGGAGTAAATAAACACGTAAAGGACACGACGGATCTAATAATGCCAAAAAATAATAAGGTATGGGAAAGAATTGAAACAGTTTTGTATAAACAATTAATGAATGGTTTGGCAGAATATATGAAAAATTTAAACAAAGACGAATACTCGAATAAAAAGAATACATTCTCTTTACTTGATAATAGTAATTTACATGTGGATAATTTTATGTTACAAAAATATAATAAATGTAGTGGAAGGTATACATATCATAACGATTTTGCAAATGAATCGGAAAAAAATAGATACAGAGTAATTACATTTATATGGTATCTAAATGATGTAACTGATGGTGGTGAAACAGAATTTTTTGGAGGAAAAATAAATATTAAACCTGAAAAGGGAAAATTAGTATTATTTCCAGCATCTTGGGCATTTCCACATAGAGGCAAAATGCCATTATCCAATGATAAATATATAATAACAAATTGGTTTTATAAAAGCGGTTTGTAAAATAATTATGTTGTAAAATAATTATGTTGTAAAAAAATATATAGTAATTTCTTTTGAGTCTGATGAATTTTTGCCAGTAGTTACTGCATTTGGTGATACTACTGTCCCTTCATCACCGTAATTACCTTGACTACCGGTATCCCCAGTATCACCGGTAGCGCCAGTATTACCACTCGCTGCAGTTCTAGGACTTTGGCAGCTATTACCACCGTCTGACCCTTGATTCCCCCTTCCCCCTTTATATCCTTTACCTCCTTGACCTCCTTGACCTCCTTGACCTCCTTTGTTTGCAGTATAGGTTGTATCAGATATTTTCAATGACATATCATTTGTAGTGGATATAGTTGCACTACTTCCACCAGTAACAGGTATTAAAGTTGTATTATATAAATATACACCTGCACCGCCTGGACCGCCTGGACCGCCTGGACCGCCTGGACCGCCTGGACCGCCTGGACCGCCTTCGCCGCCACTTTTGGGTCGAGTTGCATTAGCATTTGCAGTATCTGGACATTTGGTTGCTCTACCATCATCACCTGGATAACCTTTATCACCGGGTTCGCCTTTTGAACCAGTACCACCTGGACTACCAGTTTCACCTTTTGCACTAAGTATATAAAACTTAACTCCATTGCACCAACTAGGAATTGTATAAGATCCATTTACATTGACACTTTTATATGAGAATGCTTGAATAGGATGATTAGCAGTTATGTCTGTGCCGTTTACTTGATATAATAGTTCATTTTCAATTCTACCAGGATTGGTCTGATATGTGTATTGAGGAAATCCGGTATAGTTAGTATCGGGTATTTTACTAGTGCCTGGAGTAATGATACTATTAATATCTGTTCCTTTATACATAAATTTTGGATTTGACATATTTATTATAATATATTAGAATGATTTTTTAATATATTATTTCAAAAAATATTATTGCTAAATAAAGTATTCTGGATCATAATTCAACCTGGTATTACTCTTATGATATTCAGTTTGTCCACCATGTCCATAATCTCCAATCGAATCTTCTACTGCCATCATGGGATACATGAGTGCACGATTGCCCTGTTTTGTAATAGTCCAATCCGGACTGAAATGCGGTAATGATGAATCAGTCAAGGTAGCATCGGCATATCCATTTCCAAATTTGTCTATCAAAAATTGCGCGTGAGATCTAGACACCATATACAAATGTGCTCCCCAATGTCCGTGTTCAGTCGCCGGATAATTGTGATATTTATAAGGTCTATGCTCAAAATGATGTTTCAAATTATATCCTAAAATCCAATCCTCGATCTTGAATGTTGTCATGTGCCCCAACAATAAAAAATCTAAATTCATCGTTTCGAATTCTTCAATGATTTTTGGAATATGATTTGCAAATTCTTTGTGTAAATATATATCGTCTTCGCAGAAAAACCCGTATTTTTTATCGGTTTGTAAGAACAGTTTCAGCATTTCGACATGTCCATATGTAATTGACCATAACCGTTTAATACCCTCACTGATCGGTTGATCAACTATTCTAGGATCAGTAATTTCAACACCTTCAAAAATATTTAGATTTAGACCAATTTTCGCAAAGCGTTCCTTCATACTCTTGTATCTCACTGGATTGTTATAACATAAACAATAAAATTCACATACATCTATTCCTTGTTCACCCATTATATATTTTGTTTCGGGGTTTATTTTTATATTCTTTTTACATTTTTATATTTGTCCTATACCAATACATCACTAATAACTTGTTTATTCAGAAGTATCTCTTTTGATATATTCTTGATGATTTTATCGTTGTTTTTGTCGTCTCCCATACATGCCTCTTTACATAGTAATACCGACATTGTAATATGTTCGTCATTATCCGTTCCTTCTGGAATATTTTTAGACCAATCGACACATTGTTTCAAATTGGTAGTGCTAATATTGGCAATGGCTTGTTTCGTATCTTTTAGGTTTTCATCTTTATTCCACGTGTCATTGTTATGCACATAAAATGTATTGCGTCGTTCATCAGTGCAATGAAGAGGGCGTTCAGTTACTTCCATAGATTTCAATTCATCAATAAAAAGCTTGGAAATACCTTTCACATACCCACTTTCATATATTTTCAACATATCTACTTTGGTTTTGAGAACTTCAATGAAATCGCTCAAATTCTGTGCGTCTTTACATTTGTCAGATAAAAACATATTTATATTATAGTTTTGTTGATTATGTGAATTAGTAGTATTATTTGAATTCGTCGTAGGTTGTTGATACTTCACTATATCGGTCAATGTTTTATTTTGTTCAACGAGTGTGTTTGTTTGAGTAATCATCGCATTACGTATATCTTGATTCTCTTTGATTAATATTTGTATGATATCAATCAAATGAGTATCGGGTTGTTCGTCCGGTGTATCATATTTGCATTTTTTTTCATGATACCATAAACTATTTCGTGCAGTATATGTTTTGCTGCATTTTTTACAATTAAATTCTTTTGGAGTTTTTTGGAGTTTTTTTTGTTCTAAATCGTTCAAAATCATAGAACGGTTATGTTTTGCAGTGGAAATATGCCTGACCCATTCACTATTTTTACAGCATTCAAAGTTGCATTTTTCACAAACAATTGATTGGGTGTTTTTTGACATTATTATTTGTTCTAAAGTGTTCTATACTATAGAACAACATTTTACACCGGCTAATTTTCCGCAAAAAATGTATGCAGTCATACAAAAAATATATTTTTACGAATCGCTGCATATAGATCACAAACGCATTTTTTGCATTTTTGAAGACCCGCTTTCCTATTTCTGACATTTTTCTGACAAAATAAAAATGTCAGAATCGCCGATAATCCTTCCATTTATTTTGGGGTTTTTGGAAGGGTTATATTTTTGATTCTTATTATTTACAAAAATTTATGAAAATATACACTATCATGCTGTGAATATATCATTTATATTATATAATTCATATTTTATGCTAACAATATGTCAGTGGCGTTTTTGTTCTAAAATGTTCAAAAGCATAGAACATGCATTTGATGCAGTGAATATTTTCAGGGAATATTCAATATATTAAAATGATACATCGATACATTTTTCACTAAATCAAATTATTCGGCGTTTTTATCCGAGTTTTTGTTCTAAAATGTTCTAAATTATAGAACAAAATTTAACACCGGACCACTTTCCTCAAAAATATAACCTTTTTCCGAGAAAGTATAATTACGTTGTGTTTCAGTGTAAGTAAATGTTTATTATAGTCATATTTATCACTCGCATGATAATCACAACATTCACATGAATATTTATATTCACTTTTTTCCGAGTTAACATTGTTTTTATACTTGAAAGTAAGTATATGTTTATTATAATTACATACATTTTGCACACGAATATTTATATTCACTTTTTTCTGACAAAGTATCCATAATAGAAAAAATGTATAAAAAAAATCGGCGAAATGTTAACAATTCAAAAATCAATTAAAAAATCATGCAGTCATACAAAAAATATTTTTTTACGAATCGCTGCATCAAGGTAAGAAACGTATTTTTTGCATTTTTGAAGACATACTTTCCTATTTCTGACATTTTTCTGACAAAATAAAAATGTCAAAATCGCCGCCAACCCTACCATTTATTTTGGGGTTTTTGGATCGGATATAGAAAAATAAGAGATATATTTACAAAAAAAATAGAAGAATACCCATTATCATTAGGCGAATTAAATATATAGTCATTTTACTATACTCATGCGTTTCGCATCCGTAATTGCATAAAACGCGGAGAAAAAAACAAAAGGGTCCGGCTGCGTATTTACGTAACCGTTCAATACAAATATCTTTCGTTTTATCAAATGAATCTTTGGGATCTATGATACTATCTACTACAACAAGTTTATGCCGATAATCAATTCCCAATATAACAATTTTAGCATGTAGTTGTTGTGCTAATACATAAAATCCGGTTTTCCATGTTATTTTTCCACCAGAAGGGAATATGATCCGACAAAATGTCGATGCATTTTGCAATGACGAAATTTCGCTTTTTACAAATCCGCCATTTCCGTGTATTTGTATAGTAGAACAATAAGGAGAAAATCCGCGAGCATATAGAATGGGCTCTTCTCCCATATTTTTCAACGCATTACATAATATGATTCCGTCAAGATATGGTGTAGAATGAGCGGCGATACATATTTTCTTTGGACTATTCAAAAACTCATTTTTTACATGCGGATCTGCAAAGATAAATTTCCACGTTTGAATCATTTTACATTTTTTACAACGGTTTATTTCTAAATCGTTTTCGAATATCACACATGTATATAAATAATTCAAAAAATTGAATTTAAAAAGAAAACATATTGTATACCAATAATAACACTCGTATACAATGAACAAAATAGTAAATCCAGACACTTTCCGCGAAAAAATTCGTAGTAAGTTTGCCGATATTTTGGGCGATTCTACATATGCAATCAATTTAGAAAAGGGTGTCTTTAATTATACAATTAAAGAATCCAATACTCGCAAAATTGTTAAAAAATGGGAGAATCCAGCATTCTCTCAATTATATTTGGACCGATTGCGTAGTATATATATAAATCTTAAAAATGATGATTTAATACAACAAATCAAACAGAAGGAAATATTACCCCAATCGATTGCTTTCATGACACACCAAGAGCTAAATCCGGCTCATTGGAAGGTTTTCATTGATCGTAAAATAAAACGCGATGCATCGAAATATAGTAATAATATTCAAGCATCGACTGATATGTTCACATGTAAAAAATGCAAGTCGAAACGTTGCACATATTATGAATTACAAACCAGAAGTGCGGATGAACCGGCCACTATTTTCGTAACCTGTTTAGATTGTGGAAAACATTGGAAATCTTAATTATTGTCCATAACTCTCGTTAAATTTACAAAAATATTTATTATATCTAAATAATAGTCCAATGAAGCAGTAATAAAATCGCCAAAATAATCACGTTGCATAATTTGATTTGTATCATAAATGATAAATAATGAAAATAGTCCGAGTGCGAATATCGCAAACCCTTTGGCAAAATGTGAATAATTTCCCATAAACATAAATACTATACGTGTAATAATAAGAGCCAATAATGCAAATAATAATACTCCTCCGAACGCATTACTTAATTGTATACCTAATAAAATAAGCAACATACCAAATATAAACATGCTTGAAAAGATACCCATCGTGCCTGCGATGGCCATTTGTATAATTGCTGGATCAACCACATATTTGATAAATGACAAAAAGTATCCCTCCATCGCTGAAAATATGGTGAAAGCGATTAGTTTTGCCCATATGGGTATATCTGACATCATTAAAAATATTAGCACTATAGATACTATGAAAAATAAAATAAAAGATAATATAGACAGGGGTTTTTTTGCTTGTTTTCCGTCGGCGTCCTTATTTGTATTTTCCATTACATAATAAGTAATACCTAATTGTAGAATAAGATTTGCAAATATAAATGTTAGAAATTCTTTTTTGTTTTGTAATAATTTCATGAAATTTCCGGATTTGATGTTGCTAAAAAAAGAAAGGACACTGCCTTTTCCACCAGATTGATTTTTTCTAAATAGAGTATTGTATAAATTTGAACGAGCCATTTATATAATATAATAATATTTTTTGGACAATACGCGTTGTTCTAAATTATACATATTGTTCTTCCGTTAATTCACTTGTGCAACCTAAATAATTCTCTTGAGAAGCCGCCGACGATTCTTCAATCGATTTTAAATCGAAAATACTTTTTATAGCATTTGTTTTAGAATTTTTTGTTTTTGCTTTTGTATTTTTTGACGAGGTTTTTTTTACATATACTTCGTCTTCTTCGTCTTCATCGTCGTCTTCCTCATCCTCATCCTCATCTTCATCTTCATCGTCATCAACTACAAATCCATCTTTGACGTATCCATTTTTTGTTCTTGGCAAACCCGGATCTTCATCTGAATCATCGTCATCACTATCTTCATCGCCCAAATCTTCAAACCCGCCATACATTGTTTCGTATATCGTATTCCATCCGGATTCGGTTAAATCCGCAATTTTCGATGGATCTGATTCCAATTTTTTAACAATGACACAGTTACCGAAAAACAATGTATTGTCGATGGGTGGAGGGAATTCATATTTATTTTCTTGGTTTGCTTTACCATTTGTTTTTCCATATACACAAATGACATATTTTTTTGATTCGATTTCAACGGTCCAGTTTGTGTGACATTTGAAACCATCGGCAGTTTTGAAACCGGCCTTTTTATATAATTCGGACTCGTCATAATTTTTTAATTGAACGGACTTGATGTTTCCTAACTTTTCAACGATAATGATACTTGGCATCTTTTATATACGTATATGTGTGTTGTATTGTTTATATAATTTTACAAATTTCTTTTTCAATTTTTTGTTTCTTACGTTATATTTGTTCATAAGAAATATACATAAACACATATAGATATTTAATTTATGTTGTATATACTTAAAACTGCGGTAATTTCATTAATTATTATCGTATTATTACATTATTTTTGGAATTATTTAAAAGATACGTATACTACCAAGAAAACAAAAGATTTAGTGAAAACGCAAACCGAAAAATACAAAGCCATATTGGACGAAATGTTAGAAAATCGGCCTACCATACAAGATAATGTAGACAATTTGTTTTTACAAAAAGAAAATATGCAGAATGAGTTGGACTGTTTTTTACAAGAATGTAATGTATAACACAAGCGCAAAATTACGTGGTGAATATCCAATTGGTATAGATTAGTCAGGTGATATGTAAATCATAGTTGTATGCACTATAATATATTTTATAAACCCATATAAAAACAACCCACTACATCTATATAGTAAATCATGGAATTAACGTCGATACAATGTCAATATGCTATGAAAAGATTTCCCCCTTTAGAACTTTCCTATGAAACAATTTCACATAAGAAAGTTTCCCCAAATTATAATATTACTTTAGCTATACCCGCTGGTAAAAAATTTTTTGCTTGGTTCACTTTTTACAAGAATACGGATGTTTGTTATATAATGGAATTGAATCGCGATAAAAAAGTAAGTAAAATGACGAAAGTAAATACAATTTTTCAACCATCACTTTCATTAGGAACCGTTTTATATGGCACTATTTTAGAAAATCTTGACCCAGCAGATGAAAAACGGTTTTTTGTCATTGAAGATATTTTTCATTACAAAGGAGTTAATATAGGTTCATTTTTGTTTAGCGAAAAATTAGGTTATATTCATGATTTTATGAAAAATCAGGTAGTTCAACGATTCACTGGTCCAAACAGTCTTGTATTCTGTTTACCAGTATTATGGTATAACCATCAAACATGTGATTTTGAATGCACGCCAAATATTCCGGCAAATATATCAAATCAAATAGGCTATGTGCCCCATCATTTACAATACCGATCCCTTTCCCAGATCGCCCCATATCTTAATGTATCCTTAACCCGTAAAATAAATGCGCCGTCGATACAAGTTGATCCAAAAGAAAATAATTTGAAAAGAGAAATTGTTCCAATGAGACAAGTTCATATGGACTTTTCAAAACCACAATACAAATATCCCGCAACATTTCATGTGATTGCCGATATACAATTCGATATTTATCATTTATTTGCGTATGGTAAAAGTAAATCGTTGGTTTATTATAATGTAGCATATATACCGGATTATAAAACCAGTATTTTTATGAACAGTTTGTTTCGAAATATACGTGAAAATAAAAACCTAGATTATATTGAAGAAAGTGACGATGAAGAAGATTTTGAAAATGTGGCGGAAGATAAATATGTAGACGTGAATAAAACCATGTTAATTGAATGCATGTTTCATCCAAAATTTAAAAAATGGGTTCCTAAACGGGTCATGCCGCCAAATTCAATGGTTATCCATATTAGTAAAATAGCGAATACGTATTAGGACATTTGTAATCAAAATGAAAGATTATATCTGTTTTGTTCATCTAATTTTGTTCTTTTTCCTAAAAATCTAAAATATTTATTTGCTAAAGCGTATTGTTTCGGTTTTTTTCCTTGTAACACTTTCAAACGAACTTTCATAATCATTCCTACTTGCCATATACGTTTGTGACTATATTTTTTATTTTTGTATAATTTTTCTAATTTATCAATAGTATTTTCAACATCTTCAAGTGTTGTATACTTTATATGTATTGTATCTTCCGGGTTTTTGTCAATATACACATCAAATGATTTTTTAGGATTTGATGGATTGAATAAAAATTGTTTTTTTGTCTTATTTTTAGGATTTTTATTTTTTTTTGTTGTTTTATTCTTCATAATATAGGTGTATATATAGATCGGCATTGAAATGTAAAAAAGTGATACAAAATTGAAAAAATATATAAATGAATATATGTATTATATATATTCATTGATGAAACAACAGACCACCGGTATTGGTCGGAATACAGTTGATAAATTCTATACAAAACCGAATGTGGTTGAATTATGCACATCAAAAATAAAAGAACATTTAAATATATCATATGAGAATGATCTCATTATTGAACCGAGCGCGGGAAACGGCGCATTTATTTCGGGTATAAAAACGTTGGCCAAAAATTGTAGATTTTATGACATTGAACCGGAAAATATTGAAATACTTAAACAGGATTATTTAGAATTGGATGGTCAGTTATTTGTAGATCGATATCAAAAAATACATTGTATAGGAAATCCGCCATTTGGTAGACAATCGTCTACTGCAATACAATTTATCAAAAAATCGGCGACATATTGTGACAGTATTTCTTTCATATTACCTAAATCTTTTAAAAAAGATAGTTTGAAAAAACATTTCCCTTTGAATTTTCATTTATTGTATGAAATGGATTTAAATGAGAATTCATTTCTGGTAGACGGAAAAACTCATGACGTACCGTGTGTATTTCAGATTTGGAAAAAAATGGACTATCATAGGGATATAGTTCAAAAAATAGAGCCATCGCATTTTATATTTGTAAGTAAATTGGATCATCCAGATATATCGTTTCGTAGGGTTGGCGTGAATGCCGGTAAAATCGATATAAATTCGGATGAAAAAAGTGTGCAATCACACTATTTCATCAAATTTACCAATGGAAAAAGTGTCCAAGAAAACATCGATGCATTGAAATCAATTACTTATGATTTCAATAATACAGTTGGACCTAAATCCATTAGCAAACAAGAACTAATTAGTAAATTTAATCCGCTCCTGTAGTAGCTGCAATTGTTCCCATTATAGCCAATGGTATTGCAATTTTTTTGTTACGTATTCGTTTCGTAGAAGTGATCATCGCACTAATTTCAACATTTTTTACGAGTGCTTTATCCGATCGTGATAGAATATGGCATGGAAAACGAGCGAATAATTCATGCATTTTCGGAATACTACATTGAACACGTCGCTGTGATTTACTATCCACTTTAGGTGATATATTTATGAACATATTATGTCGGGCCTGTAATTCCTGTTTCATTTGTATATAGGTGGTTTTGATTTCTTGAGATACCGGTCCTTTTGGAATTGATTTGATATGTTTATTGTATTCTTCTATTTCTTCTTTGGTAATTGTTCCAAACAAGAAATTTCGTATTTCTGCATTGTATTTGAATTCAATGATTTCTTTAATTTGTTTGGTATTGGCATGTTGTTCGTATACAATTATAATTATATTGGTGTATTTATTTTCGGTAAAGTCGTTGTTATAAAAGCGGATAATATCACCACAATCAATATTTGCGGAACAAGTCGTTTTTATAGATACATTTTCATCGGGACAATATTTATTGTCACTACAATCAACATCATATTTTTTGGTGTCGTTGATACATTGGGGTAACCCGAATACCTTTTCACGTATTTCACTATCCCATACTAGGCCATGCGATTGACTTTGAGTAAATTTATTATCCATTTGTGTAAATTGATATGATATAATATTTATTGGGCTGATTCATCAATTTTACAGAGAGAATAATCAATATTTATTGAAATAATCGGCTAATCTTGTCAATATATAGATTATTATGTTTACATAATATGTTTTCTTACAATGACAATATTTACAATTATTGTTTATGTAAAAATGGTTAGAATATCCATGATTCGGATTACTCGCACAATACTTACTTTCATTTTGAAATGTCGTAAATTTTGAAAACATTGGAAAATATGATTGATATATATACTTCCCCCAAAAAATTGAACTACTTTTATACAAAAATAGTTAGAGCACAACAACCAACCAATCAATCGTCTAAACCAGTAAATAAAATGCACTTTTCAATTATTATCGCCATATTACCACTCTTGGTAAACGGATTCGTTTTCACAAGTAAAAAAAACGATTTTCATAAAAAACAAAAAGCATATATCACAAGTTTGTTACAAACGAATGATATTCGTATAACCGATCGTATTTTATACAATAAGGATGTTACCTATTCATTCTTACTTGAATTATGTCCAGTATTGACCGACGGATTAATCGATTATTATAGTGAATATCATCTATTGAAAAATATTTCAAAAGAAACTTTCGAAAAAAACATGACCGAGAATGTAGGAGAAATATTTATGGAATCAATCTATAACTCAAAAAACTATCCGTCTTATCATACTGATGTTACTTTGAACATTGACATGAATGATATAATTAGATATCATGAACTTCATTGTAATGGAGAAGATGAATATGCCGTTAATAATACATATATGATGAATATGAAGAAACAAATGGTTTATAAACATAAAACGCAAAAATTAAGAGAAATCGACATTAATTTTGCGCCAACTTATGAAAACGCTCACTATGATTATAATGAAGACTTATGTCCATTCGTTGAAAAATATATGTCAGAAAAAAAATACAATACAAGTGATACATATCAAATCGAATATGATATATATGAAAAATTCATAGATGAAATATATACGCCAAGTAATTATGGTAGTTTATATAATCCAACCGTTTCAATCAAACAAATTACGTATAAGGATGCCACCATTTATTGGAAAACTCACTGCATAAACGATGATACTTCAACATTATATACTATCTCGTTTTATTCTTTCCTTACGTTAATTTCAATTGCCGGTATATTTTGTTTATCCGTCATAGGAGTATTAGTATTAGAAATGATTTATTGCAACCCCACTACAAGAAAATACAAATATTGTGCTAAAAACGAATAAAAATAAAAATGGAAAAATAACAAAGCCAAATATAGGTTTTGTTATTTTTTCTTGTATCTTGCGTAAAAAATTCTATGTTCATTATATAAAATGACTGAATTGTCTAAAGCGTTTGAAAATATTTTACCAAAAACAGTTGTTACTGGATTAAGTGGCGCAACTTCTTTATACGAATCAAAGGGCGGAAAGGCAAAAAAATCCAAAAAAGCTAAAAAGGCATCCAAAAAATCCAAAAAAGGATCTAAAAAGACTGCTAAAAAGAGCCGCAAATGGTTTCCTCTTTTAGGATTCTAAATCCATATCATCCATTTTTATCAAACATTTTCCTTCGAAAATAGTTCCGGTGGATCCAGAAACTTTAGGAGTTTCGTCGATGACTTTTTGTTTTTTGGGCTCAAAGACATTGGTCCAGGTAGATGTATCTGTCATATCTGAATATTTACGACTATCTATTTGCTTTATACGATAATTACATTTTTTATAAAATTGTCTCCGCTGTTTCCACTGATTTTGAAACAAATCATGAGAATCCACAATATCCACTATAATTGGATTCTCATGTTTTACTCGCAAAATACGCCCGACCGATTGAGTGATGTCGGTTTTAGGCGTTACCATTACCAATGTAGACAACGATTTTATATCGAGTGCTTCTGCAGCCATTGCATATGTAGCTAATACAATTTCTTTTGTTTCCGTTTCATTCAGGTCAGTCTGTTTCATTCCTCCTACATAATATCCGACAGATGCGATTTTACGATATTCAATGGCGTCGTGCAAATAGGTTAATAATGATCGATTATGACACAATATCATGATTTGATTCTCGGGATTCTCGCGTATTAAATCGCCCACGACTTTGACAATAAAATCGCTGCGAGGTCCAAACTCACATAATTTGCTAATCATCGTGCTATATTTGGGTGATCCGCGAAAATCATAGGCAACCTCATTGAATTCGGGGTCGCCAGATACATAATGTATGGCCCTTACACACACTTCATCGTCAGCCGAACGTTTTTCGCTATATATTTTGTTGCCAATAAACATGTATAATACTTTCGTCAATTGATCTTTTCGGTCGACCGTTGCCGATATACCCAACATATTGGGGGTGATCGTTTTTAATAAAGTGCGGGAAAATTGTTCGCTACCGATACGATGGACTTCATCTACAATAGTTAAGCCAAATGATGAAAATGCATCGACCGGATATTCTTTATCATAAATCGTTTGTATCATACCAATCACAATATCTTTGTCATAAATATCGAATACGGGGCCTTGAATTTTTCCTATCCGAGCACCGGGCAAGAATTCGGCAATGCGCTCGATCCATTGATTCATCAAGAATTCTTTGTGAACAATGATGAGTGTCTTTTTTTTTAATAGAGATATGATTTTAAGACCCATCACGGTATTATGAGTAACTGTAAAATCGCCCAAAACAAATCGACGATTTCCATCAATTTCAAAGCCGTAATAATCATCCTCTTCTAATTTTTCTAGATTAATTCTATATTTTAATACATCACGAAGTAGTTTTCTTGGATGTGCTTGTTTTCTAATACATTTTACTGGTATTTCTTCTAATCCAGAACCACAGATTTTTGTTAGAAAATAATTTCCTTGAATTCTTCCATTTTTACCATTCGTGCATGTCTTTACAACACTACGCTTGAATGCAGCAAATCCTAAAGACCTTGCTACGAATACAATATCATCTAGTAATTTTTCATTCTTTTGGGTTATTTCGTAGCAATTGTCACAATAACTTCCATCAGAATCGATTATACCTGCCAATAATTCTAATTGTATTTTACGAGTATTACATTTATAATGATGTGGAATATGTTTATTATTAATTATATTATGTTTGCCTAGAAAATCTAACATTATATTATTTTTATGAATAGAATTAATTCTATAATCATATTTTTGACCAGTATACTTTAGATATAATGTTTTGTGTTTATTTTTAAAACAATCCGCCATATATTTTATAACACTAGATTCTTGGGTAGTAATACCGGTTCCTTTTGATGAACCATCTCCTAACCAATAACCAAATAAATATGGATCTATTTCAACAGTGGATTCTTGAAAATAAACTGGGACACGATATCCTAGTAATGGACCACTACGTCCATGATAATATTTAGGTAAATTTAAATATTCGGTTACTGGCATATCTACTACCATACCTTTTTTAACATTTTTATTCATATTACAACTATATTTAAGTGACAATATATGGCTTTCGTTTACAATATAACCATCACCCTTTTTAGTGTTTACTTTATACATTGTTTCTCTACCCCGCGCTAAAGAAAGCACGTTTCGGGGAGTAGAATCATCACCCATTAATACATCACCGATTTGAATATCTTGAACCAATTTAATGGTGCCATCATACATTAATATTGGGGTATCTTTGCCAAGACATTTTCCCCGTCCACACGGAACCTCTAAAATTCCGCCACTGCCATTTTGCAGCGAATCTTTGCAAATAGGTGTATTTACATATTTCGTATATACGCCCACTATTTCATCCTGATAATCGCGCAAAGGTTTAGCAAAATCGAGAGAAATATCATCGCCTTCTTCTATTTCACATTTCGGAGGCAAGCCATAACGTTCAATACCATAGAAACGGGGTATGTATATTTTGTTCGTATTTTCGCGGTATACTGCAAATTCCGACTCTGGTGCGGCGGCACCGAGACCAAATATTACGGGTTTTACCAATAATTCTTTATATAGGATGGCGAGGTCTTCTTCGGCCAGCACAGATTTAGGTATTGTATATCCTTTTTTACCTAAATATGCCGATGCAGCTACCGTATTTTTATATTCTTCAGTGATCTGAAATGCCGGTTTAACGGGTTCATTTGCTGGTTTTGGTTTTTTAACAGCATTATACCATTTACGACGAAAACTCATGATTCAAATTATATACTTATATTAATATTGATAAAATTTTATATTGGTTTTCAAGATGTTTTAGGAATATAGAATCAATTTTCAGCAGATAAAATGAAAAAGATGACTACAAAAAAATATAATTCTACATTATATAATGAAATTGCCAGCATCTTTAAAATCCGTAAGTATTTACGAATATTGTTTATTCATTGTTTTTGCTATTTATATTGTATTTCCAATTGATATGCCTCTACAAATTGCGCAATATTTTGATTCCGCTCTAGGAATGACTATTATGTTTTGTATTACCGTATATTTATTTTTATATTCAAATCCAGTATTAGGAATATTGTATATCTTCGTTGCTTACGAAATTTTACGTCGTAGTTCAAATGCAACTGGGCGTGTAGCCATTATGCAATATACCCCTTCTCAACCTAAAAAGGACGCTGAATTAAAAGCCATGAATCCTCCAAAAGAGAGAACTTTAGAGGAAGATGTAGTGGCTCTTCGTGCACCCATTGGCAGAAGTGAACCAAGTGTATTTAGTGAGAGCTCATTCAAACCAGTCGCCGACAATGTTGGAGGAGCATCATTGATCTAAATTTACACTCATAAAAATCAAATCATATTTAGCTTTGATTTTTATTTACAGCCTAATCTAAAAATACATTGTATAAAAAAGGAAGTGCGAAGAAACAACTATATGCCATACCAAATATAGTCATCATCGATATTGCATTATTTCTTTTTTTCTTATTCCATATAAATAGATCGTTTTTTTTAATATTTTTATTCGGTTTTATAACGATAGCTATCGTAAATGCTAACATTGTCAAGAAAACAAAAATGCTTGTTCCTACTCGTTTTGTATCAATATTACCGGTCCCGGACTTGGTCTTATAATATTGTAAATAATTCAAATATTTAAAATTTAATATCTCCGTATTGTCGATTGTTCCACTCAAACCAGCCTTATATGTTGTATCAGTATTCCAACGATTAAGAACAGTGAGTCCGGATATTCCATAAAAGATTAATAAGAAAATACCTGCAATTGCTTCGTTTTTATCTTTGGCAATAAATCCGCCAACGATTAACGCTATACAAAATATTATATAAAAAAAACTAAATCCGACTGTTTTACCAAGCATTTGATTAATATCAGTAGTATTCATAAAAATACTTTTGTATGCAAATGGTGAACCAAAAAATGCGACGCAAAACAAAATAACGAATATAATCATCGAAAATAACAAATCAATCGTTTTATTCTGTTCAGTATTAGAAGTATTCAAATAACTGACAAGGACATCATTACCATTTTCTTCGATCGGAACGCATGTCATATCGGATGATGTTGTTGTTGTTTCTCCAGCACCCTCTACAAATCCCTCTTTTTCGGGATTGTTTTGTAATATATTATAATTATCTACATACGGTGAAAATAAATCACATGTATAAAAATCGGTAAATTTACTGGATACTTGTATTGGATTGGTAAAAACAACAACTATGGTATTTTTCTCTTTATAAAAAATATATTTTTGGGATCGATCAATCATGGAATTTATGTTTATATTTGTTTTTATTTCTTTTGGTTGAAGAATTTCCGACATTTTTATGATTTTGTCAATCGAGGTATCTTTTATTTTCGAATTTGTTTTTAATGGGAAACATACATATATGACAGAACCATTATCCGCATTCATGGGAACATTTTTAATAACCAATTCTCCTTGATAATCAATATTTTTTATTAGATGGCTTTTTTTGAAAATGTAAAGAGTATCCGATTTATATTTTATAGTCGGATCCAATGAAAAATAAATAAGACTTGGATTTACTAAATTTGAAGGATTTGAAAAAGGTATATCAATATAGCCTCCATTCAGTAGAGTTCTCCTATATTGTTGATAATATACAGATGTATCCGAATAATCTACTGATATACTTTTGTCTTTGGCTATTTTGGTTGTATCATTCATATCAATTTCATTCATATTATATAATATAATAGTATTATATAATTTTCATAAATAACACATGCCTAAATATGAGGAATGTATGAAAAGGTGCTATTCTCATATACGGTTGCGATAAAAGTGTCCTTATATCCTTCTACATATACCGTATCTCCGTTTTGAATATCATTACAACCATATTCACCGGTGCAGCTTTTTCCATTTACACTAATGGGTAATTTCGTATTCATATTTCCGGTATTCGATATCGTATAATATTGCCATTTATCGCGACCGTTCATTAATTTTCGACCCATTAATGGTAAAATCATTTCACCATTATGTCCACTTCTCGCATTTGGACGAGTTAATATACCCAATTGACTATAATCCATACCGGTTCCTCTGGTTTGTATATTGATTGGTATTCCTGGTTGACCTCTTATATCCGCAGAATCGCGTGGAAAATAATAGCCATCATTACGTAAAGGTGGGCTATATGGATCATTCATGGGGTCAGTCCGTGTAGCAACTCCCATTAAAGGGGATGGTGGTGTTACCACTACAAGTCGCGTGGTTTCATTCGAATTTATAACTTGTTTTGGTTTGTATATTTGAATATAGTATAAATAACCGATGATAAGTAGTATAATAATTAATAATACGAGTGTCATGTTTTCAATACATATAACACCGGGTAAACATTTTTTTGCCATATTATATATGTTATATGTAGAATTAAAAATTCAATTAAAATTTGGGAAATTTTGGTATTGGATATATTTTACACGAATAACATTGTTTATTCACCGAATCAGGAAAACTTGCAAAATGAAATCCGGTCATAGAATAACACATACAATCAATATCATAAATAATATTCCATATCATTTTTTCTATAGAGGTTAATCCAAATATAAAAAACAAAAAGGCAAACGGGGAATATAATGTTTTTCCTAAAATATCTAGTGAATACCATTTTAAACATATAGGTATTTTGATAACCATTAGAAATCCACAAACAATGTAACTGAATATCGATTTGAATACGTCTCCAATAAATTTAAAAAATTTTCCTATTTTTTTAAAAAACTCGCCTATTTTTTTAAAAGGATCTTTTGCCATGTGATATCTGATATATAATTATATAATTATATATCAAAACTGAAAATAAAATACAATATTATCTATATGTAATTTGGCGCTTGTATAATTTTGTTTTTATTTCTTTTAGTAAGTTTATTTAGTTTACGACGCATTTTGTCTATACGAAACAATAAATCATTCTCATCTTTTATTAACTGTTTCGTTTGTTTTTGTAAATTTAAAAAATAACTATCTGTTTTTTTGGCAGCTCTGTTTTTTTCTAATAACTTTTGTCGTCTACGGGCTAATCTTCTCTCTAATCTAGAAACCCTTTTTTCTAATCTCGATTTTTTATTTTTCTTATTTTTTTTGGCGGCAGCTCCCGCACCAACTACACCTAATCCACCTGCAATTAAATTATTTCTATTTTTAACCGCTTTATTGATACGTTTTTTAAGCTTATTACTGACTCCGAGTTTTTTTAAAAAACTAGCTCCTTCTACCATCCCTTCTACCAATTCTTCATCTTCATCTTCATTTTCCATCCCTTCCACCAATTCTTCATCTTCATCTTCATTTTCCATCCCTTCCGCCAATTCTTCATCTTCCTCTTCATTTTCCATACCTTCTACCAATTCATCATCATCTTCATCTTCCATCCCTTCCACCAATTCATCATCTTCATCTTCCATACCTTCAAATAATTCATTAAATTCATTTTCTAGTCCTTCTAATATTTCTTCATCATCTTTTTCCATCCCTTCCATCAATTCATCTTCATCTTCGTCCATTCCTTCTTTATTCAGATTTGAACCATATTTTAGTATATTTGTTAATATCAATGACAACAATAATACAACCAACATGTTTTTACTGAAAAATGTAGTTAAAAATCCGATTAATATAAAAAATGTAATTGAATAAAAATCTTTTTCAACCATAAAAATTACTAAATTTAATAAAGAGAAAACAAAGGTTGCATATAATAATACACGATTATGCAATAATCCGTCTTTTTCTATTATTTTATTTCCAATATTTTTTATTAATTTGTTAAAAATATTTGAAAATGGCATCAATATATTTTATAATCTTATTTTATTTTTATATAAAAAGAATTATCCTAAATCATTCTCATCTGTTTTATCTAGTTCATATGTGCAAGGAATATCACCGGAATAAATATCTAAAACTTCTTTTACAACCTCTTCACGTTGAATATCATTTCTAGAAAACTCGAAACTGGATATACTGGATGAACGCTTACCCTTGAATTTGTTTAAAAAATCATCTAGTCCGTTTAATTCGTTGATACGATCAAATTGTTCTAAATCTCCAGTAATAACTAGACGACTATTTTCACCTAAACGGGTTAATAACATTTTCATTTGAGAAATAGTAGAGTTTTGCATTTCATCTGCAACTATCCAACAATTTTTAAAGGTTCTCCCACGCATATATCCTAGCGGAGCAATTTCGATTACTTTATCTTCCATTAATGCTACTACTTCTTTAGGGGTTATGAAATTATATAATACATCATATATGGGTCTTACCCATGGTGCCATTTTTTCTTCTAAAGTTCCCGGCAAAAATCCCAATTCTTCATCTACGGATACTGACGGACGGGTAAATATGAGTTTATCATATGTTCCCAATAAGAAGTTTTTCACCCCAAATTCAGTTGCAAATAGAGTTTTGCCTGTTCCGGCAGGTCCAGTCGCAACTATGATTTTTTTTGTCTTGTTTTTAAGATGAGCTACATATTCTTCTTGGTGTGGGTTTTTTGGTTTGGTAAATTTATTTTCAAAATTATTTTTTTCATTTTTCGAGAGATGATGCATGTTCTCGTATAATTTGCGCTGACTCGTTATTAATTGTTCTCTCTCAATTTCGGCAAAATATTCATTCATTAATTCTTTTTCGCTTACTTTTTTAGATTTGCGGCCTTTTCTTCTATCGTCTTTTTTTGGTTCACCCAGCAAATCTCTTGAATGTTCTAAATCCATTTACAATATAATATTATTTTATTCTATATATTTTTACCTATTATTTATTGCAGTTCAAAATATATTGTTTTTATACCTGTTTTGTATTCATACCGGTGTAAACTTTTCTGGATTTTTTATTGTTAAAAATATTTACTTACCAATGCGTAATTGCTGCAAAATATTTTTTATATAATACAAAATATACATGTAAATACTTTTATAAAACGACATAAAAATCTAACTAGTATATTATTTAGGAAGAATGTCTGAATCTGTTGTGTCATTTGTTGAACCCATTTTGAAAGCTGACGATAGTCGCTACGTAATGTTTCCAATTCAAGACAACGATATTTGGAAAATGTATAAAAGACAAATCGATTGTTTTTGGCGACCAGAGGAATGTGATTTATCAAAAGATCTTGGTGACTGGGATAAATTGAGTGCGGATGAAAAACATTTCATTTCGATGGTTCTCGCTTTTTTTGCCGCATCGGATGGTCTTGTTTCGGAAAATTTGGCATCCCGTTTCATGGGCGATGTTCAATTATCGGAGGCGCGTGCATTTTATGGATTTCAAATTGCGATGGAATCTATTCATTCGGAAACATATTCATTATTAATAGATACTTATATTCATGATTCAGAACAAAAAACGAAATTATTTGAAGCTACCAGCAATTTCCCATGTATCGCTAAAAAGGCAGATTGGGCTAAAAAATGGATCAATGATAACCGCAGTTCATTTGCTGCACGTTTAGTTGCCTTTGCGGCGATCGAAGGTATATTCTTTTCATCTAGTTTTGCATCGATCTATTGGATTAAAAAGAGAGGGCTCATGCCAGGACTTACCTTTACGAATGAATTAATTTCTAGAGACGAAGCACTTCATACTGAATTCGCTATATTATTATATAGTAAATTGGTTCGTAAATTGAGTAAAAAGCGTATTTACGAAATTATCCAAGAAGCCGTTGAAATTGAAAAGGAATTTATTACGGAAGCTATTCCGTGCCGTATGATCGGGATGAATGATAAATTAATGTCACAGTATATTGAATTTGTGGCCGACCGTTTAGTCGTTCAATTAGGGTATGATAAAATATATAATTCATCAAATCCTTTTGATTTTATGGAACTAATAAGTATCGAATCGAAGGTAAATTTTTTTGAGAGAACAAATGCGGAATATGCATTGGCAAATAAATCTATAGATAAAGATATATTCGAATTTAATGCAGATTTCTAAAAAAATTTTGGCACGTAATGAAAATATAATATCATTCGATGGAAACATCTAGGTATAGATTTGGATCTATCGTATATTCATTCGAACTGATAGAAACAAAATGTTCACGTTTACAATACATCAAATGACAATTATTCATAATATACAATATATAACATTTTTATTTATGTAAATATTGCATGTGAAAATAATTTATAAAAAATTGAAAGTATTACCAAAAATATAGATTAAGATTATTCAAAAATACCCACAAATATGATATCAATATTCGTAATCATGTATATTCTTTTCATATCGTTTTTAGGGAGTCAAAAGTCAAAAGTAAATGCATTATATGATGTATCTGATAATAAACATGACAAAACATATTTATTATCTTATCCAGGCATTTGTAGTGAACAAAAACATATACAACAAATATGCAGTAGATTTGAAGTCGCAAAAAATCATTACAACCAAACGCCTAAAAAAATGGTTGAAAACTCACATGAATATGTTTATGAATCAGTAGATAATGGCGATGAAGACGATTCGGATGATTATGAACATTATCATTTGGGATTCAAATATTATTTAATTTCACTTTTAATATTCACATCTATTTCAATGTGTTTGATTTATTTAAATACTGATAAACCAATACGTCGATATGATGGAAAAATATTACCAATTTATACATAAAAATAAAAATACAAATAAAAATAAAAAACCTTTTTTTTTACGTTGACAAATAGATATAAAAATATATCGGTATTGAAATGGAAAATATGGTTGTTTTAGTTACCGGTGGAAGTGGGCTAGTTGGAAAAGCATTACAGCATATAGTGAATACAGAATCTAGTGAGAATAGTGTCGAATGGGTTTTTTTAACTTCAACGGATGGAGATTTACGTAATCGCGAGAGAACACGCGAAATTTTTGAAACATATAAACCAACACATGTAATTCATTTGGCCGCTATGGTAGGTGGGCTTTACCGTAATCTAAAATATAAAGTTGAATTTTATCGCGACAATATGTTAATGAATGATAATGTCATGGAATGTTGTAAAGAATTCAAAGTATCTAAATTAGTGTCTTGTCTTTCTACCTGTATTTTTCCTGATAAAACCACTTATCCAATTGATGAAACGATGGTGCATAATGGTCCTCCCCATTCATCCAATAGTGGATATGCATATGCAAAACGAATGATTGACGTAATGAACCAATGTTACAACGAAGAATATGGATGTAATTATACATCAGTTATTCCAACAAATATTTACGGACCATTCGACAATTTCAATATAGAAGATGGCCATGTAATTCCTGGACTTATTCATAAATGTTATTTAGCAAAAAAAAATAACACCGATTTTGTTATTTGGGGGTCCGGAAAACCACTTCGCCAATTTATATATTCAAATGATTTGGCGAAATTAATAATATGGGTAATGCAATCATATAATTCGAGTGAACCAATTATTCTTTCGGTAGATGAAACCGATGAAATTTCTATACGTGACGTAGTAAATATTATTGCATCTGCTATGAAATTTACCGGAAATATTGTATTTGATGATACAAAAGCAGATGGACAATATAAAAAAACTGCGAGTAACCAAAAACTACGTAAAATATTACCTGATTTTGAATTTATGTCTATACGCGAAGGTATTGAAAATACATGTAAATGGTTTGAAGAAAATTATGATATTTCTAGAAAATAATTTATGTAGATGTTTTATCATCATCCTGATATATGGCCAATGTTCGCGCACTTGCATCATGTGCGTCTACATATCTAGGCATCCAAAAATAAGGCACAATGTTTCCGCATCCTTTATAATAAATTTCAAATAAAATTCTATAATATTTCTCTTCATCTGTAATTGGTTTATTTATAGTATGTTTGATATTTACGTTTGGTATAACACTTAATTGTTTCGTCGCATGTTCTTGTATTATTTCATATAATGATCTCGATTTATGACTTACACCATCACTAAATGCCTCTTTACGTCTCCACAATATTTCATTTGGCAATATTGGATTTCCAACACTGTTCAAATAATATTGAAAATCAAATGCATTACGTAATAGATATTTTTCACAATTATTTTTGGTTGTATTAAATCGTAGTTTGGCGGGAATTGATAAATAATATTGTGTCCATGCTCTATCCAAAAATGGTGTTCTTGGTTCTAAACCATGTGATGATATACATTTATCAGACCGCAATACATCAAACGCATGTATATCCTTTAATAATCTTCTACATTCTTTATCAAATTCAAGCGCATCTGGTGCCATTTTCATATACAAATATCCTCCACATAATTCATCCGATCCATCGCCGTTAAATATTACTTTTGCACTACTATGTGCTGATATATATTTTCCTAATAAATAATTACCTATACTCGCTCGAACGCTTGTCGTGTCATATGATTCAATGGTTCGAATCACTTCGGGAATAGCTTCTAAAAAATCATTTTCGGTCAATAATATTTGGGTATGTCGACTTCCTATATGTTGCGCTACGACTGCCGCACATCGTAAATCTTCGGATCCTTCCAAACCTATACTATATGTTTCAATGGGTGGTAAATTGTGTTTAATATGAAAATCGTTTACTAATGCTGCGATTAAACTACTATCTAATCCTCCGGATAATAGACAGGCAATTGGACGTTCGGTAGCGTTGCACCGTTTCTCTACTGCACTCACTAAATATTTTTGAATGTTTACAATAATATTATTCAATTCAGGAGAATATGATATCGTATCTTCATTATTGTAAGTAAAATTTCCAAAACTAGTCGTATGGTATTTGGTATTTTTTTCGAATAACCATTCAGCAGACGCTTTAAACGGTAATATGTAAGATGAATATGTGCCCGGTTCAAATTGTGATACCGTATATTCACTTTTAGGATTAGATGTAACAAATTGTGATAATGATTTTAATTCCGACGCAAAACCCATTACATTTTCTTTCTTATTTGGACTATACAAAGAATATAATGGACGCACGCCATATGGATCGCGAGCTACATATAATCGTGAATCTGTATTTTCAAATCGCTGATCAAGTAATACAAACGAAAAAACTCCGTCCAACAATTGAAGTGTTTGATCTATACCATATTTTTTATACAAATGAATAATAACCTCACAATC